ATAAATCTCGTAATTTTATTTGGTAGACTGAGAGAAATGGCTATATTATAAGTAAGAGATTATAAGTACTTAAAAACGGACCCGATTATACAATCATGGATGAAGAGAATAAATTCGAACGAGTTAAAGAGCATGATGACCCTAATCGTTGTCAGGGTAATAGCGCCCACGGTCAGTGCATGATGGTTGCTATCACAGGCAGCCAGTACTGTATTCAGCACGGCGGTCATAATGTGCTTATTAAAGCTAAGAAAGACGGACTACGCAATCTTAAGTTGACCAAGTTCAAGGCGAGACTTGTTCAACTAGGTAATAGCGATAACCTAATGTCATTACGTGACGAGATTGCTATATTGCGTATAACGCTTGAAGAGACAGTCGAATCGTGTGAAGGCGCGTCCGATCTAATTACTAATTCTGGCCAGATAGCGGCACTGGTCAATAATATTGGTAAGTTAGTTAAGGATTGTCATAGTATCGAAGAGAAGACAGGACATCTGTTGTCTAAAGACGCTCTTACAAATTTTGCCGGTAAAGTAATTGACATTATTGTTCGTCATGTCCCAGATGAGGATATCAAACGAGCTATAGCCGGAGAGATTGTAAATGCTGTTGGAGAGTCTAGCAAAACAGATCAATGAAGGTCTGACGCGAGCAGCTATATCTAAAGCTTCTGATTGGGCGATGAACTATCGCTGGATCAAGAATCTAAAGACCGGCGAACCGATGCTCTATAGTTTTGACCTACATCCTTGGTCCCTTGAAATGCATGATTGCACTGCCAATCACATGGTAGGTCAGAAAGCCGCCCAGATGGCTTTCACTGAGACAGCAATCAACCGCGCATTTAAGACTATTGATGTAGACCATCAGTCAGTTGGGTATGTGTTACCCACCGAAAGGCCTGACGCCGCTGACTTTAGCTCTAGTCGGTTTGATCCCGCTCTTGAGATGAGCCCGCATCTCTCAGCCTTATTCTGTGACACAAAGAATCTAGGTCTTAAAAGAGCGGGAATGGCCAGTCTCTATGTACGATCTGCACGTAGTAGATCACAGCTTAAGTCAATCCCAGCTGGTACTATGATCTTCGACGAAGTAGATGAAATGGCACCATGGTCACTTATCCTGGGTCGTGAGAGACAATCCGGTCAGTTTGTCAAATTTGAGTTTGACTTATCAACCCCGACAGTACCTAAGTTTGGTATTAATGGCGAGTTCCTTTTATCTGATCAGCGGCATTTCTATTTCCAATGCCCATGTTGCAGCAGATACACAGAGCTCGTCTTTCCTGATTGCTTAGTCATAACTGCTGAAACACATTATGACGAGAAAGTCAAAGACTCTTATTATATATGCAAAGAGTGTAAAGGTACGCTAGACCACTTTGATAAGATCAATTGGCTCAAGCCTATCGAGCGTGGTGGAAAAGCTCAGTGGCAGCCCGCTTATAAGGGTCGTCATATCCATGGCTATCATGTCAATCAGATGTATTCCTTTACGATTCAGCCTTGGGAATTTGCAACATCTGCACTAAGGCGGACACAATCTGAAGAAGATGAAACTGAGTTCTTTAACAGTAAGCTTGGATTACCGCATGTAGTCAAGGGCGCTCAGATCAATGACGACGATATCGAAAAGTGCACTGGTAGATACACAAAGTCTAATGGAGCTGGGTCCAGTCAGTTCGTGTGTATGGGTATTGACGTTGGAAATAAAATCCATATTGAAATTACTGAGTACCTACTTGATCCAAAGAAAGCAGCAAAGACAAAAGATGTCAATCTTATGTCAGAAGCTAGAGTTCTCACACAATTCACAGTAGATGAGTTCGAAGAGATAGATGACTACGTTTTTCTGTATGACGTTAACTCTGTAGTTATTGACCGACAGCCCGAGCAACGTAAGAGTAAGGAATTCAGTAATAGATTTCGCGGTATTGCTAGAACTTGTGTTACAACTGGTGATAAGATATCTGGTCGTGATATTGTAGAGCATGATTGGGAAGATGAAGATTCAATTTCGATTGATAAGACAAGTTGGCTCGATGTTGCACTGCGTCGTTTTAAGGCAGGAACAATCAAAATCCCTATGGATACGAACTTAGAATATCGTGACCACATTAAAGAACCTGTAAGAGTCTATAAAAAGAACGCCCAAGGACAGCCGCGAGGCATCTATTTAGCTGCTGGTGCCGACCATTATGCTATGGCTCGTTGTTACTGCGAGATAGCTTTTAAGGTTGCAATGGCCAAAGGATCAAATGAGGATATTAACTAATGAGCAGTGACAAAGACCCTACGCAGTCTAATGGAGCTATATTTCCTGCGCAAGCACGATTGGTAGCTACTTATAAGAAGAGTGTTAATTCAGCGCAAACATTAGCAGAACTCAGTATAGATCTGCCATCTGATTGTATTGGCGTTGAGATTAGAAACGAAGGATCAGCAATCCTCCGCTTTGGTCTGGGTAATGCCAATGCTAATAATGGTGGTATTGCACAGTTTGACGCTTTTTCATTCTGGGATACACGGGCTAATCTTGAGATTCTGAAATTTTATACTGGAAGTGCAACAGACATCAGTTTCTTTATCTATACAGGTTAATAATAATGCTAAAACTTACGCCACATATGCAGAGAGTGGTACCTGCCAAACAGGTAGCTTTTAATCAGCTTAATCGTGAATCCACTGTAGTTGGCTCTACTGCACTACCACTAGCGTGTGTCCGAATTGACCCGCGTAAGGGCATTATTGATGGTACTGATGTACTCGCGAATACCCCAGACCTTCGATGGGTAGGTGGCCAGCTTGTTGTCAGTTCGCTCAAGGGTGATGCAAACCTGGTTGCTGCTGATTTGACGGACGGCAGTTGGACTAAAGGTAGCAACACGACCATCACAGATCGTGGCGACGGGTCCTTTAGACTAGAGATGCCTGATGGCGTTGACTCCTTTATAAGCAGAACCATCACGTTTGACAACACCGACTACACGATGTCTTTTGACTTTCGGCAGACTCCCGGCGGGGCGGCTTCCAACACATTTAACGTCCACTCAAGAAATGGCGGCCTCGTAAGGGTATACTATAGCGGAACTCCGCCCACGGACTGGACCCCTATACATTCCACAAGAGACAATAACTCTACGGCGAATGCGTTGTTTTTCCTGGATACCGGTGGTGTCGATATTGAGATACGAAATATCCGGTTTGTCAACTCCAGTGCGCCTGCCGCCGGATTCCCTAACGGCAGTCTAACAAATGCTAATTACCTGAAGGATATTCTTACCTTCCTTTATACCTATACAGCGACGACCACGTTTCAAGTACCAATCATGCCATATGGTTGGAGCGATGACGGCAACCCCGCTGACGCTGAGGCCGTACTTCTTGAAGCTGGAGCGTTCCAACTCAAGATTTCAGCAGCTGGGCTCATCGAGACTTCCGGCGGTGCCATCTCAACGAAGAAACTCACGGCGAATATGCTGTCGGTCATTACTGTCGAGTGTGATGGTATCAACCATACGTTACAGGTCGACGGAGAAACGCCGGTAATTGCCGCCTCTGCCATCGTTCCAAGCGGAACTTCCTACGATGGCAATTCGGCAGCAGGTACCAAGCCGAGCCATGCGATAAAACATATTGCGATATGGGACCGCAAGTTAGCCACCGCCGAGATAACAACTGGCGAAGACGGTTATCAATCCCGTCTCGGAGGCATGGTCCCGCAATAAATTATATTAATGCACCAGTCTAATAGCAACAAGGAATAATTAATGGCCATTGACATATCACAAATCAAGCACCCTAAGTACGCAGAGCGCGAGGCTGATTGGAAGAAGTTTCGTCTAACGTACCAAGGCGGCACTGATTTTCGTGAAGAGTACATGAAGCAATTCTCTTTACGAGAAAATGCTACTGATTTCTCTGACCGTAAAGAGATGTCGTATGTCCCCGCTTTTGCTAAGGCTGCTGTTGTTGAAATTAAGAATGCAATCTTCGGACGCATGATTGACGTAAAACGGATTGCCGGTCCTGACTCATGGCAACAGGTACTTGATGGTACTGACCCTGGTGTAGACCGCGAAGACTCGTCAATGAATGCTTTTATGGGCGGTGAAGTTCTGCCGGAACTCCTTGCAATCCAGAAAGTAGGTATCTTTGTAGACCGTCCTGCCCTTGACGGCGAGCGGACCGGTACTAAAGCTGATGATATCGGTAGAACTCCATATCTATATCTCTTTCGTGCTGAGCAGATCAGAAGCTGGGCTTATGGTCCTAACAAAAAGTTGATTAACTTGCTGCTTCAAGCAACTGTTGATGTCGTTAATGAAGACACTGGTCTAGTCGATGATACAGCCGAAGAGTACAGACACTTTAAATTAGTGCCCGGCGGATGTGAAGTAACAATCTACGATGACAAGGACGAAGTCAAGGAACCAACAACCCTTTATCCTTGGACTGAAATTCCATGCGCAATCGTTGAAGTCCCTCAGAGTCTACTCGAAGATGCCGCGGATTATCAGATCTCACATCTGAACATTGCATCGTCAGACGTGAGCTATGCATGGAAATCCAATTTCCCATTTTATACAGAACAGTCTGACCCGCATGCAGATAATACCTATATGCGTAAGGTTAATGCTGTTGAAGGCGATTCAGATGATGGTACTGCCGCTAAGGCACGTACTGCAACTGATCGCGAAATACGTGTTGGCACAGTGCGTGGACGTCGCTATTCAAAAGGACTAGACGCACCATCTTTTATTCATCCTTCTCCTGAGCCTCTCGAAGTCTCAATGAACGTCAACTCGTACAGTTGGCCGTAACTAATATGGACCCTCGGCGCGAAAGTGCAGAGAGTAAGTCCATGGACGAACGCGGCCTAGAATCCGGACTATCTTATATTGCCCATCAGCTGGAACGTGCCGAAAGGATGATCGTCAGAATATGGGCAATGTACGAACAAGTAGACAACGACGCCCAAATTCGTTACCCACAAGACTATAGTCTCAAGACTACAGGCGCAAGGATAAAGGAAGGGCAAGAGTTAATCGAAATGGCAAAGTCTTCGCCATCTCTGACTTATCAGAAAGAGATGACGAAACAATCTGCTGAGCTTACTCTTGGTAATCGTGTTGAATCAAGTGTGCTTGATACAATCAAGAAAGAGATTGACAATGCAACTGTTGTCTTTGTTGATCCTGATGCATTAGTTCAGGATGTTGAAATTGGCCTTGCCACGACTGCGACAGTGTCGGAAATTCGTGGTTATGCCAAAGGTGAAGCAGAAAAAGCCAAGGAAGAACGTGCGGAAAGAGCGGCCGCAATCGTTCGGGCTCAGACTGCTGTTAAGAGCGATGAGGCAGCGGCGAGAGGTGTTCCGGAATTGGATCCGGACCCAGAGAATTCTCCTAAGGAGGAGAAAAATATATCACAAAGCCGTGACGCTGGTATAGACAGCGACAAAGGAGTACGTGGGTAATGGCAGCATACATGACAGTAGAAGAAGCTAATACGTACATGGAGACGTACAGGCTGATTACGAGTGCATGGGATGCAGCATCCGCAACTGACCACGCAAAAGCTTTGGCCATCGCCACACGGATGATTGACCAATTGGCTTTTGACGGTGAGAAGAACGATGCTGATCAAGAGCAGCAATTCCCACGTGGAAGTGACACCAGTGTTCCTACCGAGGTCAAGGAAGCATGCGCTGAGTGCGCTTATAGCCTACTTGATGGTGTAGACATTGAGTTAGAATATGATAATATACGAGCTAATACTATGGGTTTCGCGAATGTACGCTCATCGCAAAATTCGAGTATGGTTCCAGAGCACAAAGTTGCAGGTATTCCAAGCTTTATCGCGTGGTTGCTATTAAAGCCTTATCTGCGGACGGGAGGCTCGGTTAGTCTAATGAGGACATAGATGAAGTTCAAGAAAGAAGTAATTAGTTTCACTTATTCACCCTGGATCAAACATGCATTCCGTAATACCTTTGAAGGTGACCCAGCACCTGCGCCGGCTCCCGCCCCTAGTGGCGATCCGGCTCCTGCCCCGGCACCGGCTCCTGCCCCAGCACCGGCTCCTGCCCCTGGCGGAAATAATCAGCCAATGCACACTCAAGAGCAACTCAACTCGGTTGTTGCTCGCGAGCGCAAGAAGATGGAGGATTCCAATAAGCAGCAGAATTCGGACTTGCTTAATCAGCTTAACATGCTGAAGACCAAAGCCAACATGACTGAGGAAGAGCGCGGCGAGCTTGAAACTCAGATTGAAGAGTTGAACAGAAAAGTTTTCAGTGCTGAAGAACTGTCAGCTAAAGACAAGAAAAAGCTCCAGACTCAGTACGATCAGGAAAAAGAAGAACTCACCGGCCAGCGCGACCACTGGAAGAATGAGTACACCGAGGCTATACTTGGTCGTAGTATTACAGACGCAGCGGTCAACTCCGAGGCATTCAATCCTTCCCAGATTGTCTCGATTATTAGACCGCAAACTCGTCTTGTCGAAGATAAGACAGAGGACGGAAAAGTCAAGGGTTATATCCCAACGGCTTCCGTACAGTCGAAAGACAAAGACGGTAACGACGTTACACTCGACGTTCCCGTTTCAAAAGCCATCGAAATGATGAAGGAAGATCCGTCTTTCTTTAACTTGTTCAAAGGTAAGTCCCTTGAGGGACTTAACTCTGACAATGGCGGTGGCGGAGGATCTCCTGATCCTTCAAAGATGTCAATGGAACAATACGCAACATGGCGCGCCAAAGAGAAAAAAGCTGGCCGCTTGTAGTCTGTAAAACTAAAAGGAAGTATCAATCATGAAAATTCAAATGATTGTCCCGTTCATCAACACGTTCGATAATGATAATGACGCGCTCATCCCTGAAACATGGGCACGTGAAGCATTGGTCGTTCTGAATGAAAAGACCGTTATGCACCCTCTGGTGTATACTGACTACGGTAAAGAAATTAAGCGTCAGGGCGATATCGTCCACACGCATCGCCCGTCCAAGTTTGAAGCAGAACGTAAGGTTGATGGCGACGCTATCACCAAGCAGAATGCTGAAAGTACTGATGTTCAGATTCGTCTTGACCATCACCTGCATACCTCTTTTATCATCTATGATGGTGAAGAGTCCAAGTCCTTCAAAGAGTTGGTGGAACTCTATCTTGGACCTGCAATGCAGTCGATTGCTCAGGAAGTTGACGAGATCATCTGTGCGCAGAAGTACGCGTTCCGTACGGCTATGGTTGGTAAGCTCGGCACAGCTGCCACTAAGTCTACCCTGATTGGTGTCAACAAAGAGTTGAACACGCTGCTTGCACCATCAGATGGTAAGCGTTACTTCGTCATGGGACCATCCATGGAAGCTGACCTGCTCGACGTTCAGCTCTTCACTGACGCAAGTCAGGTTGGTGATGATGGTACCGCATTGCGTGAAGCTTCCCTCGGGAAGAAGTTCGGCATGTGGAATCTCATGTCGCAGAATATGCGTTCTGTTGCTGCAACTGATAGTGCCGCTGCTGCTGTTGATAACAGCGGTGGTTATGCTATTGGTTCGACTGTTATTACAATCGACGGAACTACTGGTGACACCATCGCTGTTGGTCAGTGGTGCACAATCGCTGGTGATATGCAGCCTCGTCAGATCACTGCTGTTTCCGGTACGCCAGTTACTCAGATCACGCTTGATAAGGGTTTGACTGCCGCAGTCGTTGATGATGCAGTTGTTACGGTCATGGACCCAGGCGCAATTGATCTGACTGCTGGGTATGCTCAGTACTGGACCAAGCGTATGGTTGTTGATGGTTTCACCATCGCCCCTCAGCAGGGTCAGTTGGCTTCTCTCGCTACCGGTACCGCACCTTATGGTGTTATCGGCGGAAAGAATAGTACGACCAGCCTCAAGCTCGACCGCGGTCTTGAAGCTGCTGCTGTTGACGATGCAACTGTCAATCTTGGTCCTGCTGGTGAATATGGTCTTGGCTTCCACAAGAATGCCATCGCCTTTATCAGTCGTCCTTTGGCATTGCCGAAGCTGGTTAATGGTACCTCCACACGTTCCGCTGTCATGAATTTGAATGGCCTGAATGTACGTATTACCATGACATATGATGCTGACTACCAGGGTACTGTTGTTACCATCGACTTGCTCGCTGGTGTCAAGGTCCTCGACACCAATCTTGGTGTCCTCGTCTGCGGATAATTTATCGCCGCCGCCGCAGGGGAGGTAGGTGTAAAAACCTATCTCCCCACTTTTACTAGATAAATGAGGGCTATCATGGATTGGCAAGCAATAATTACCAATCTGGGTTTCCCAATTGCTATGTGTATCTATCTTGTTATATCTGATCAACGTAGCAGGAAACGGCTGGAAGACCGTGTCGTGCAACTTGAGAAGAGGGCTGACCAGCGTTCAGAGGAATTACTCGACGTTGTTAAGCAGAACACATCAGCAATGGTTACCCTAAATAGTTCGTTAAAAGGCAGACCTTGTCTACATAACGAACCGAACCCAATGGGCGAGTCATAATGGCTAATCATAGAGAGATCCAGAGAATCATCTACAATCTGAAAAGGCAATGGGGCACACCCATGACCTTGAAGCGGGAGACAACATCTCTTGATGTAGATACCGGTGTGGAAACACCGTCGGTAACCGCCACTGTTATCATCAATCGCGGTATTCTACTACCTCGTAAGATGTCTACAGATTTCTCTTATGATCTCTCTTATATTGCATCTAATAAGAACTTCACTTATGGTGGGTTCTTTGGAAAGACATCACGTCTCATACTTGTAGATGCCAGAGATCTTGGCAAATATGTTATTGCAAAGCAAGATTTTATTATCATTAATAACAAGCGATACGTTATTAATGACTTTGATGAGTATGACCATGGTGCTGACGTTATTGCATATATGATGACAGCCACGAATGTGGAGGCCGATCCAGATGTCGTATAATGTCAACTGGAACAAATGGATTGTCGCCTCAACTATTAAGCACTTCAAAGCAGTTATTGATGCTGTAAGCATTGACAATTTTATTGAAGGAACTTCAACTCGTGACCTCACAAAAGCTGAGTACGTGGAAATCCGCGTCGATGGTCCTTATGCTGACGAACGATCAAAGAACGATTACATTTTGAGGATTGAAGTTAATCTGCTCGTGCAGACGATTGTCAATCCATCCAAAAATATTTATAGACACGCGGAAGTACAAGGTATCTGCATGGGTGCTTTTACAACTATTCCGGTATACAAACTAGGAAACGAAGTCGCAGACGATAAGTCGCAGATAGGGTGCTTAGAACTTAATACCGATGAGCCTCGGGATCATGTTATGTCGCACAACTTCGGACAAATCGAAACCGACATCAAACTTCAGCAAGCTACTGTTGAAGGTCACTATAAAATCGAACTCGAAGGTTAAATCATGAACTTGATATTCCTCCCAAGTGCACCCTTCATCAATACGTTTGCTACTATTGATCTGAAGAAAGTCACTATGACAATCAAGGATGGTGCTACAACGCCTGAAGAAGTTGAGATCAAGATTGGAGAAGGTAACTTCACTTGGACTGAGCGGATTGAGCGTGAGTACGAACTTGATCGTGGAACCCTCGATAGTGTACGTAACGGTGATGAAACTCCAATGGAAGTCCGTTTTGACTTCAAGTGGGAATTTATCAAGGCTAAGACTGCCGATTCCGTTCCTACAATTGAGGAAGCACTCAAGCAAATCGGTAAAGCCAGCTCATGGGTAACAACGTCTTCGGATGCTTGTGAACCATATGCTGTTGATATCGAACTCTTGAATTCACCCGCGTGTACCGGCGAACAGAATGAAACGATTACGTTTCCTGATTTCCGGCATGAAGAACTCAGTCATGATCTTCGGAATGCATCCATCAGCTGTAATGGCCGATGTAATGCGCTTGTTCCGACGATTGTACGCACGACAGCTTAAGCGTCGGTGGCGGCTGGCGATAACCATCTTACTTTAAAGGCGATAAAAGTATGAAATTCCAAGGTATACAAATTAACCCACCTGAACCTAAGGTTCTAGTAATTCCGCACAATGGTATTGAAGTAGTTTTTCAAGCACAACATGTTGATGACTACAGCGAGTTCGATAAGCTTGTACCGAAACCAGTCCCGGTTAAAGTCAGAAGTGCTGATGGTACTGAGAAGATTGATTTTGATGATAAAGCCTATCAGAAAGAAGTAGATGACTGGTCAAACAAACGATCTAACTGGATGTTCATTAAATCTCTTGAAGTGTCTGAAGGCATTGAGTGGGATATCGTTGACATGAAGAAGCCAGACACTTGGCTTAAGTTTGATCAGGAATTTATTAATGCCGGTTTCAATGGACCTGTTATTGAACGCGTCAAGATGCTTTGTTTCCAAGCATGTGGCCTGGATCAATCAATGATCGATGAGGCTACGGAACGTTTTTTAGCTGGTCGGGCTCAGGAGTCCAGCAGCGAAACATCCCAAGATTCAGAACAATAGACTATACGATATGGCGGTCCTGTGAGCGCATGGGTATCCGCCCACCGTATATAAATGAATCTTGGGACAATTGCAGTTCCTGGGGCCAAGCACAGTTAATAGCTTACGAGCAATTAAGAGAAAACGAAGAAAGTGAAGTTGTCAATCAAAAGGGACTCTAGACATGCGCAGCGGAGAGATTCCGCTGTTTTAAAGAAGCATGTCCACGCCCAGCTTAAGAAGCTGTGGCGGCACTGTGTACGTGCTTTTGTAAAAGAAGCTTCAATGCATATAGCCATCGACACAGGGATGTCGATGGCTTCAATGATGCCGCTCGCTGCTAAAGTTCAGTTAGCCACTTTTCTTCGTTCTAAAATTTCTGGTTCTTCTGGCGGACCTAGGTCCGGCTATACTGATATGAATTACAATTATAGCCGTAGCCAACAGAAGTCAATAGCACACGGTCAGCGATTAGGCTCAAAAGCATATGAGCTTTCTTTTGGATCAACGCTTAACCCACATATGACTTTTGAATTTGATATAGTAGTCCTTCAGCACCATCTACACGAGAGCTCTTCTAATTATAAGCAGAGTCGGCATTGGGAATCGTTAGACCACGGTAAGAAAGCCTTTCTGACGGCCTGGAATAATCTACACGAAGTATATGTGAATCCAATAGAGATCAATCGTTGGATCTTAACAGGAGTATGGCGCAGTGCCAAATAGCGACAATATAAGATTAGACGGTGACCCTAGTGGTCTTGTTCGGGCTTTAGACCGTGCTGTTAATGCTTGGAATAGCTATAACAAAGCGCTTGAGATTAATGCGAAGGCGATGAATCTCAATCTTGAAGCTACAAAACATGTAACTGCCGAGCTCCGTGATTATTCTGCTGGTGCACGTGCTGCTGCTAATCAACAGCAGAGACTCAATCGTTCTGTTGCTACGTCTAAGAAGAATATGGATGGTGCTGCGCGCAGTACTAAGAAGCTAGCTTCGGATACTGATACTGCCACAGCAAAAGCTAATGCATTAGCAGCTGCTTTCACACGTACATCTACTAAGGCTAAGCAAGCAAATAGTAATGTACTGAAACTTGGTATCTCACTTGGTGGTATGGCAAGACTTGTTGGTGTTCAGCTTATACATAGAGCAATCTCTACTATGGTTCGTGCATTAGCTGAAGGCGCACGTGAAGCTATTGAACTGCAGAAAGGGCTTGCTGAAATCCGTACTATCTCGCAAGAGAACCAACTTACCCTTGATAAATGGCTCGTTGGTGTTAAAGCACTTTCAAATGCATATGGCGTTGATTTGAAAGATCAAGTTGAGGCAACCTATCAAACACTATCTAATCAGGTAGCTGAAGGTGCCGAAACATTTACTTTCTTAGCAGATGCAAATGACTTTGCTGCTGCAGCAGTGACTAGCACCTCAGATGCAGTGAATCTATTGACTGGTGCGCTTAATGCATACGGTCTTGGAGCAGACCAAACTAGCCGTGTAGCCGCACAGTTTTTTAAGGTGATTGAA